CAGTTGGATGGGGCGATGGCGCTGTGCCAGACCTATGCCCTTACCCTTGACTGGATATACTTTGGCGAAAAAGCGGGCCTGAGCTATGCGCTCGCCCAGAAGCTCAACACCGCCGCTTGACAAAATTTGCAGACTGAATCACGGCGACCTACCGCACCGTCAGGCATATTGCTAAAATTTTAATTCAGGCTGCTTGAACTTTTCGCTTGCATGATTCAAGCGGCTTGAATACAACAACCACGTCACAGCGAGGAGGACGGACGTGGTGAGACCTGAACGACTGTCAGCAATGGCGATTGCCGTTGCCATATTTCTGGGGGCCGGAATTACGGCCTTCAATATCGGGCGCTACGACGCCCAGAGCCGCACAACATGCCGTGCGCTGAAGCCCCTCACCCTTCCAGTGAAGGGGACGCTGCCGTGATTAAGACCAGATTTGAAATTGAAGAGGTGACGCAGTCACCGGAACTCGTCGCTGCGTCGGAAGAGTTGAGCGCGGCGAAGCTGGTCAAGGAAGAGCTGGCCTTGACCCGCAATGACAGCGTCTCGCTGTCGATTGCTTACGAACTGGCCCTCACCCAATGGGCGCGCGCGTCCTTGAAGTTCGAGCGGCTCCTGTCGGAGGCGCTGGCATGACCAACGTCACGCAAATGTTTCCAGACAGCGAGCGTCTGCACAGTCAGGACGCTTTGAAGAGCGCCATTCGCCAGCAACTGGCGGCGGCGATTGGAATCCTGCAGCGGGAGGAAACCCCGGACGCGGACATATTGTTTGTCCTGCGCCGGATGGAAGAGGCCGCGAACCTTGTTCGCGTCATGTACGAAATGCGCAATCTGAAGGAGGACCTTCGCAATGTATAAGGATTATGTGGGTCCAGATAGCAAGCTGCTAGACGAAGACGTGGACGACATCGCCGCCGTCCAGCAGCAAATCGAAGCCCTTCGCCGCCTTGTAAACCGCCTGAAAATGAACAGCGTTGCGGGCAAGAAGTGGCAGGAAGAAATCTACGACTTGCTGGAAGTCGCACTGCACGACAGCAGCACTGAATGGCTGGTGGCAAAAGGCCGTGACCTTGTAGCCATACGGGAGCCGTTCTAATGGACAGGCGCGGTTATATCGGCGGGTCAGACGCAAATATCATTCTGTCGGGCGATGCACAGCGCATTGCCCGGCTGGTCGCGGAGAAGCGTGGGGAAGTTGAACCCGAAGACCTGTCCCGGTCGCTTCCGGTTCAGCTTGGCGTGTGGACGGAGCAGTTTAATCGGAACTGGTACGAACTGCAGACCGGGCAGCAGGTCACAGGCGTTGACGAAGTTTGGACGCACCGGGACCACACCTTCATTCGTGCCAGGTTGGACGGCTTTGTTGCGGACGCAGTTTTCGAAGCCAAGCACGTCAACCCCTTCGGCGATATTGAAGGCGTCGTGCAGCGGTACATGCCGCAGCTTCACCATTACATGACGGTGACAGGCAAGCGCACGGCAATCCTGTCGGTACTGGTCGGGACGCAGCGGTGGGAATGTTTCACCATCGACTACGATGCAGAATACGCCGACTTGCTGCTGAATGCGGAATTGCAGTTCTGGAGCAACGTCCAGAACGGCGGGGACGTGACCCCGGTGACCGCAGAACCACCCAAGCCGCGCAATGCCAAGCTGAAGATGGACATGACGGGGCACAATGAGTGGGCCGCGCTGGCGGATACGTGGCTGGCGACTAATAAAGCCGCGCGCGACAACACGGCGGCAAAGGACGGCCTGAAGAAGTTGATTGAAGACGACGTGGCCGAAGCGTTTGGCCATGGCGTGTCTATTAAGCGCGGTGCGAAAGGCGCACTGACAATCCGCGAGGCGCGGTCATGAAGCGCCCCGCAATCAGCGCCAGCATGAAGCTGGAAGCCCTGAAGGCGGGCCAGGTTCAGGCGGCTTGCTATATCTGCAAGCGCGTCTGTCCGTGGGACCAGTTCCACTTCGACCACATTCAGGCGCTTGTGGATTCCGGCACCCACGAAGCAAGCAATTTAGCGGTGATTTGTGTATGGTGTCACCGGGAAAAGTCGGCGTTTGAACACCAGCGAAACGCCAAACATAAGCGCCTGAAAGTGGCGCGCGAACTGCACGAAAAGATTGTGTCGGGCGAAATGGACCGCCCGCAAAGCAAACTGAAAGGCCGCAAGTTCAGCGGCTGGCGGAAGTTTAACGGGGAAAGGGTGAAGTCATGAACATGGAACATGGAAACGCCGCGCTGTTTGCGGCATTGGCCCAAGCGCAGGGCGCAGTCGAAAACGCCACGAAGGGTTCAATCAACCCGCACTTCAAGTCCCGATATGCCGACTTGGCGGAAGTGTTGAACACGGTACGCCCGGTCTTTTCGGCCTATGGGCTTGGTATCCTGCAATCCAGCGCCTTTGACGGCGCGACCGTATCGGTCACGACGACAATCACGCACAAGGACGGCGGCTATGTCAGTTCGACGGCAAGCTGCGTTCCGGCCAAGTTCGACGCGCCTGGCATTGGCGCATGTACGACTTACCTTCGCCGCTATGGCCTAGCCGCCATGACGGGCGTGGCGCAGGAAGACGACGACGGCAATGCTGCTTCTGGCCGACCAAGCCAGCCCGCCGACAACAGCCGCCAGCCCGACCGCAGTCAGGCCGCGCGTGCGTTTGTCACCGAAAGCATTAAGGCGATTGGGTCACTGCAGACTGAAACCGCGCTGGACGATTGGTATGCGGAGAACGCACCCAAGCTGGCCCGGCTGAAGGAAAGCTATGCCGAAGAAGCCAAGATGATTGCGGGCGCTTTGGCAGAACAGCGCAAGGCGCTGGTCAGGGTGGCGGCTGAATGAACACGAACAAGCGCCCCCAGTCTGAACTTTACCGCGAAGCCGCCATGAAGTGGGCGGACTTGGACGCCGCCGCGCGCATGTTGGAAGAAGGCAAGAGCGCAGTTCTTTCCCAGCGCATGACGGCACTGGGGGACATGGCGGTGAGCAAAGCGGAACTCACCGTGAAGGCCAGCGACTTCTGGTCGGACTATATCAAGAAAATGGTGCGCGCCAGGACGTTGGCAAATCAGGCGAAGGTCGAAGTCGAGTTTCTCCGCATGCGCCACTGGGAAGCCACGCAAGACCGCGCGGACCACAGGTACGAGGCCCGAATGTCATGACGCACCCGTGCGCTGGCGAAAAGAACAAGTCTGCGAAACTGACAGAGGCGCAGGCGCGTGAAATCAAGCGCAGCCGTGAACCGCTCCTAGTGCTTGCAGCCCAGTATGGCGTGTCGATTTACACCGTCTGGGCCATCAGGACGCGAAAGAGGTGGAAGCACCTGTGATTCATTATCACGGCACACCCATCACGCCGATGACGGCGCTGTATGAGTTGGCGGGGCGCAATTTCTGCGTCTCTCACGCCAACCCCGCAGATGTCGCGCGCGCGCACCAGATTGGTCAATCCGTGATGTTGGACAACGGCGCTTTCAGCAAGTTCAAATCAGGAAAGAAGACGGATTGGGGGCGCTATTACGAGTGGTGCGACCGTTGGCTTGATTACCCGACAACCTGGGCCGTTATCCCAGATGTGATTGACGCAGGGAGCCAAGAACAAGACGCACTCATTCGCGAGTGGCCCCACGGCAAACGTGGCGCTCCCGTGTGGCACATGGATGAGCCCTTGCACCGGCTGTTGAGGCTTGTGGACGAGTGGCCGCGCGTGTGCATCGGCTCTACAGCTGAATATTGGCAAGTGCTGTCACCCGCATGGGAACGGCGCATGGATGAGGCATGGACGCAAATTGCGCAGCGCCACCAGCGCACGCCGTGGGTTCACATGCTTCGCGGAATGCAACTCAGCGGACGCCGCTGGCCGTTCGCGTCAGTTGATAGCACGGACGTGGCGCAGAACCATCACTTGCCTCACCAGACCCCGCAGAAGATGGCGGACAGGTGGGACAGGGTGCAGTGCCCACCAAAATATCAACCAGTCGCTTTTGAACAACTGGAGTTGCGATGATGGAGTTGGCCGACCTGATGCGAATTTTCCGCGAGGCGCAAAACGAAGAGCGGAAGCGTGGGGCTTTGACGCAAGGCGCATGTGATGCCGCAGGCATTCTGGCCGTCGTCGCGGCTCTAAGGAAACGTGTTGCAGATGACAACAAAGAGGCCCGAATGTCATGACCAACACCCCCGACCCTTCACGTCTTGAACGCCTGATAGCTGCATTGCTTGCTTTGCTGGCAGACAGGGAAGCCACGATTAAGGGGCTGCGGCGGGAACTGGACAGGAAGGACGAAGAGGGATGAGGGTGCTTATTGCCTGTGAATTTTCGGGCGTGGTCCGTCGCGCCTTCCGCGCCAAGGGGCATGACGCCTGGAGTTGTGACTTGCTTCCGGCGGAAGATAGGAGCGAGTTCCACATTCAGGATGATGCCAGGTTCGTTGCATATGGGGGGGGGTGGGACATGATGATAGCGCACCCGCCCTGCACTCACTTGGCCGTTAGTGGCGCGCGGTGGTTTAAGGAAAAGGCTGCGGAGCAGAACGCGGCGCTGTCGTTCGTGTGGGTGCTATTGACGGCCCCGATTGAGCGCATAGCCTTGGAAAACCCGGTCAGCATCATTTCAACCCGCATCCGCAAGCCAGACCAATGTATTCAGCCCTACGAGTACGGGCACGGGGAAACGAAAAAGACCTGCCTCTGGCTCAAGAACCTGCCGAAGCTGGTCCCTACCAACATCGTGGAAGGCCGGGAAGCCCGCGTACATCGTATGTCACCGGGGCCTAACCGCTGGAAAGAACGCAGCCGCACGTTCGAGGGCATTGCCGCCGCAATGGCCGACCAGTGGAGTGGGTGCGTCATGGAAGGATTGAACGCAGCATGAAAGTCTTCAGCCCCCAGACACTGGCAGAAAGGTGGGATTGCCACCCGTCCGCCATTCGCAAACTTATCCATGAGGGTCGCTTGCAATCCTTCCGGGTTGGGAACTTAATACGCATTCAGCTAGCCGAAGTGGAGCGGTTCGAATGCAGCGGCACCGTGTCGCCCGATACAAGGGCGGGTTCGTCCTCGAATACTATGACGGCGGAAAGCGATACCGAAGAGCGTTGCGTGCGACTAACGTGGGCGCAGCGCACGCAGAGGCCGGAGACTTAATCCGGGCGATTGAACGGGGGAAGCTGGGGCGGCTGACCATTGCCGGGGCCATAAGGCACTACCTGGAGAAGTCCAAAGCCATTGGCCTGCCGATTATGGAATTGCAGTCCCGCCATGTGGTCAAGGGGCTGGGCGACATTCCCGCCGACGCCATCAATCAGGACGCCGTTGACCAGTATGTGTCAGGCCGCAAGGCCAGCGCCGGCACGATTAGGAAGGAATTGGGTATCCTGCGGGCAGCCCTGCGCCATTGTGAGAAGCAAAGGCTAATCACCAAGGCCCCGCATATCAGCCTGCCGACAGCCCCACCCCCGCGCGACCGACGATTGACCCGCGACGAGTTCGCAAGGCTGCTGGACGCCTGCAAGGCCCACCATGTCTGGCTGTTCTGCATGTTGGGCTGGCACACGGCGGCGCGGGCCAGTGCCATTCTGGAACTGACATGGGCGGACGTGGACTTGCCCGGTCGCAAAATCCACTACAAGGCCGCTGGACGGCAAAAGCGCCGCGTATCGGTGCCTGTCAATGATACCCTGCTTCCGGCCTTGGAAGAGGCCAGGCGCGGGGCCATGACGCCATTCGTGATTGAGTATGCCGGGAGGCGGGTCGCCAGTATCAAGCGCGCCTTTGCGGCCAGTGCCGAAAGGGCGGGGCTGGACGACGTAAGCCCGCATGTGCTTCGCCATTCAGCCGCCTGTGCCATGGTCGAGGCCGGAGTGCCCATGGAGGCCGTGGCGCAGTTCTTGGGGCATAGCAACCCGTCCGTGACGTTCAGGGTCTATGCAAGATTCAGCCCGACCTACTTGCAAGGCGCGGCGAAGGCTTTGGGCTAAAAATAATTTCGTATGACCCCTTGACCCTGCCCTTGGCGTGCCCTATCTTTAGGACATGGCGCAGGGCAATCAGGCCCGCGTTGATTGGCTAGGAGGCCAACATGCTGACACAATATGAACTGCAAATTGGAAATCGTTATATCAAAGTAAGGTCGCTTGCAGAGGCAAGCGAGATTTATTGCTCTGCCCGAGATAAATCAGGGCTTGGTATGAATGACATGCCAGACGGCGTAATTTGGCATGGCAACGTCAGCACCGCCACCATTTCTTACAATGGCAAGGTGTGGCCGTTACAAATAAGCCTCTCTAAACCCCAGCCTTTGTATAATCCGTATGCGTGACGTTATTTCTGAGGTTGGTGAGGCCCTTTACGGGCCTCTTTTTCAATCCGCGCTGGCCCGTGACTTGGGCGTCAGCGACCGCACCATGCGCCGCTGGGTGGCGGGAACGCACGAACCCCCGGAAGGCTTGCAGGACGAGTTGCACG